GCGGATTACGTGACGGAGTTCTTCCCCGCCTTGCTGCAGCACAGCAAGGGCCAATGGGCCGGCAAGCCGTTCGAGCTGCTCGACTGGCAACGGGACGAGCTGGTCCAACCGCTGTTCGGCTGGCTGCGTCCGGACGGGACGCGCCGGTATCGGAAGGCGTTCGTCGAGATCCCGAAAAAGAATGGCAAGTCGACGCTGGCCGCTGGCATCGGCCTGTATCTGCTGGTGGGAGACGGCGAACAAGGGGCCGAGGTCTACTCGGCCGCGGCCGACCGGGACCAGGCGTCGATCGTGCATGGCGAAGCGATCCGGATGGTCGACGCCAGCGATTCGCTCAGCCTGGTCCTGAAGGTCAACCGCTCGACGCACGTGATCACGCATCCGGATTCGAACAGCGTCTACAAAGCGCTCAGCTCGGCCGCGGCCGGCAAAGAGGGGCTGAACGCCCACGGGCTGATCATCGACGAGCTGCACGTGTGGCAGGGCCGCGAGCTGTGGGACGCACTCCGCTACGCCGGCCGGGCCCGCCGGCAGCCGCTGCTGTTCGTCATCACCACGGCCGGCGACGATCTGACCAGCGTGTGCTACGAGCAGTACCAGTACGCCAAGGGCGTGCTGGACGGCTCGATTGTAGACGATCGCTTCTTCGCCCTGATCTACGAGGCCCAGCCGGCCGACGTCGAGGCCGACAAGATTTTCAACCGCAAAGTTTGGCGCTCGAGCAATCCGTCGATCGGCAGCACGATCGACGAGGCGGAGTTCGGCCGCGACGTGGAAGAGGCCGTCAAGACTCCCACCAGCCGGTCCAGCTTCCTCCGCTACAGCTTCAACATTTGGGCCACCGCGGAACATCCTTGGCTGGACATGGGAGCCTGGATTGCCTGCCGGGAGGAATTCACGCCGGACGAACTGGCGGGCAAACGCTGCGGAGCCGGGCTCGACTTGGCCAAGATCCTGGACACCGCGTCCTTCTGCATGGTGTTTCCGGACGAATCCGAGGAGGACGTGTTCCGGCTGCTGCCGTGGTTTTGGTTGCCGGCCGAGACGGCGGAGAAGCGCAAGGACATCGTGCCTTATCGGTCCTGGGCGGACATGGGACTGATCACGCTGACCGAGGGCGACGTGTGCGATTACGACGCGATCCGGCTGCACATTGGGGCGGCCTCGCGCAAGTACCGGATTCACGAGCTGGCCTTCGACCCGTGGAACGCGGAGAGTCTGACGCAAGACCTCGAGCGGCAATACGCGATCAAGCGGCAAGAGTTCCGGCAGACCATCAACCGCTACGCCCACCCCACGGCCGAGTTCGAGCGGCTGATCAAGGCCCGGGCTTTGCGGAACAACGGGCACCTGGTCCTGCAGTGGCAGGCCGGACACGTGCGGGTGAAGACGGATCCCAGCGGCAACATCCGGCCCGTCAAACAGAGGCACGGCGATCACCGGACCATCGACGGAATCGTCGCCTCCATCATGGCTCTGGACGTAGCGCTACGCATGCCGCGCCGGGCGAAAGGCGAGTTGTTCCTGGTTTAGCTGTGGCACGGCCTACTTTGTTGGCCGTGCCGGATCGGCCGCGAAAAACTTTGCACCCGTACCCTAGCCTACGGATGCAAAACATGGGGTCAAAAAAGGCTCGAAATCAGTAGGTCCGGGTGGCAAGGCTCGAATTACCTCCGCGCGGCCCGTTGGGCCTGCGGTTAAACAGGGAAACACCATGCGCATCTTGACACGCATCCGCCGTTGGCTCGCTTCCACCACGTCCAAGCCGGCCAGCTGGTTCGTGTCCTGGATTCACCAGGAGCGAGAATCTGAGTCCGGAGTTGCGGTCGACGGCAAGACGGCCCTGCGCTACGCTCCCGTCTGGAACGCTGTCAACCGGATCTGCGGCCGATTGTCCCAACTCCCCCTGGTCCTGTACGAGCAGACCAGCGCACGCACCAAACAACGCGCCGTCAAGCACCCGGCCTATCGGCTGCTCAAGAACCAGCCCAACGCGTTGATGACCCCGGCGATTTTCAAGGAGGTGCTGCAGTATCACGCGCTGCTGTGGGGCAACGGCCGCGCCGTGATCGTCCGCGATCGCCGCGGCGATCCGGCCGAACTGGTACCGCTGCTGCCCGACGACACAACCACGGTGCTGGTCAACGGCGTCAAGTGGCACGTGTCCGAAATCGCCGTCGACGAAACCGGCCACAAGGAGACGTTCAAGTTTCGCGACGAGGACGTCCTGCACGTGGCCGGCCTCGGCTACGACGGCCTGGCCGGCTTTGCTCTGTTCGATTTGGCCCGCAATTCCTGGGGCCTCGGCCTGGCCGAGGAAAAGGCCGCCTCCCGCCTGCACGCCAACTACGGGATCCCGGGCCTGCTGCTCGAGGCTCCCCAGGGTGTCTTCGCCGATGATGAGGAGGCCAAGAAGTTCTTGAACGCCTTCCGCGACGCGCACGAGGGCCTCGACAACCGCGGCAAGACCGGCCTGTTACGCGAGGGCATCAAGGCCAGCAAAATTGCCCAGACCGGCCAGGAGATGCAATCCGTCGAAAGCCGCGGCTTCCAGCGCGAGGAAGCCGGCCTGTGGTTCCTGCTGGAATCCATGCTCGGAATCGAATCCTCCGTCAGCTACAACAGCCTCGAGCAGAAGCAGCTCGCGGAGCTGATCAACTGCCTGAACCCCTGGCTCGTCAAGTGGCAAGAAGAGTGCTGGCGGAAACTCTTGCGCGAGCGGGAGAAGCTAGCCGACAGCCATTTCTGGCGATGGTCCACCGGCGCCTTGCTGCGATCGGACACGTACACGACGTACCAGACGCTGACGATGGGCGTCCGCGGCCGCCTGATCACGCCCAACGAAGCCCGCGAGATCCTGGACCTGGACCCGATCGACGGCGGTGATGAACTCCAGAATCCGGCGATCGACGTCCGAAGACAGGCAGACAAATCTGACCCGTCCGACCAGTCCGACTCGTCCGACCCGTCCGACCCCTCTGCCGCCCGCCTGCAGGCCGTGATCACGGCCCGCCTGCAGGACCTGGCGGGCGTCGAGCGCCAACGCCTGGCGGCCGCGATGGACAAGCCGGCCAGCTTCCGCGACTGGGCGTCGGAATACTACGCGCGCTGGCAAGACACCCTGGCCGCCGCCTTGCGGCCCCTGGTCGCGCCGACCGACGTCCCGGCCGCCACGCTGGCCGACACGATCGCCGTGGCCTGGTGCGCAGAGTCCCAACGGCTGCTGTACGACTCCGACGATCAACCGACGTGGTCTGCCACAGATCGCACGGTCCTGGATCAATGGGCCGACCGCGCCGCCCGGCTGGCCGAGAGCTTGCTTTGATTACCGATCACCGGTGGGCTAACGCCCACCGTTCGCCAAATCCAATGCCGCCCAAAATCACCACGATCGGCCCCGAGCTGCTCCGCGAAATCCGCTGGACCATCGACCGCGTCAAGCGGATGGCCGGCGGCGATCTGCGCGACGGGCCGCCCGAGCCGCCCAAGGCGCCCGACGATTACGTCGTCCTGACGCCGGCGGCCGGCATCCCGCGCCGCCGGAAGCGGCGGATCTTCTCCGCCTGGTGCAACGTGTACAAGGAGGTCGAGACCGCGCCGGCCACGCGGGGCGCCGCCAAAACTATGACGCGGATCGTCGACGGATACGGCAACCCGTATCAGCTGCCGGTCTACAACATCTATTGCGACGACGTCCCGGGCGGTCTGCTCGTCCCTACAGCACTGCTGAAGTCTGGTACCAGGTATGTCCTCAACTGGGAAGAGTGCTCCTCGAGCAGCGAGCCGTCGAGCAGCGGATCATCGAGCAGCGGATCATCGAGCAGCGAGGAATCTAGCAGTCAACCGTCCAGCAGCAAACGATCCAGCAGCGAGCCGTCCAGCAGCGAACGATCCAGCAGCGAGCAGTCGGACAGCGAATGGTCTGATAGCGAACGATCCAGCAGCCAACAGTCGGACAGCGGCCAATCAGCCAGCGGCCAATCAGGCAGCGAGGCATCGGAAGGTAGCGAAGGATCGGAGACGAGCGAGCTATCCGAAGCCAGCGACGCATCCGAGGGCAGTGAGTTGTCGCAAGACAGTGAGGCGTCGCAAGGAAGTGAGCCTTCGCAGGGCAGCGACGTCTCGCAGGGCAGCGACGTCTCGCAGGGCAGCGACGTCTCGCAGAGCAGCGATGTCTCGCAGGGCAGCGACGAGTGTTGCCCTTGCGACGGAGACTGCCCGTATTTCTGGGCAGAAGGACCGCCGGGCCACTGGGTGCTGCACGAGCCCTTCGTCACGTGTCAATCACCGTGCCACTGTCGCCCGCCGGAGGGCGTAGGCGGGTACAGCGGCGAGCAACGCATGGGAACGTGCTGCGGCCCGTGTGAGGACAGCAGCGGACCATCCAGCAGCGGACCATCTCACAGCGGACCATCACACAGCGGACCATCACAATCGAATGGATCGGTTGTCGAACCCTGTCTCGGCACGGGGTGTGGTTGGATTTCCGTCAGCGATGGCCAATGGCCGCCTACGTTTCATTGGGAAGTACTGCTTGACGGATGTGAGGGTGGATGCCATTGCGCCGAACCTCCCATAAGTCCGAGATACGAGGGAGAGCTGACTGGCTATATATGTGTCCGATAATGACAAATGACAAGTGTGAGCATCGCGACGGCCGCAGCTGCGCAATAGCTTGCAGGATTGCAGGTCTCGATCGCATCCAGGTTGTCACTGACCAAGCGTGTAACGTCTGTCGCGAAACGACTCCGCCACAGGCCGTCAACAAAGTGACTAACGATCTTGCCGCGTATGCCCTGTTGCGTTTGGGACGCAAGGCCGAGGCAATGCGCATTTATAACCTCACCGCACCCAAAGTCGATCATGACAGGCTGCGAACCATCTCAGCAGGAACAGGCGTCGGCTCGCAAATCTGGCGACTGCTGAGCGAGATCGGCGTCCACCACGATCCCGACTGCGATTGTCTGAGTTGGGCTGAGCGGCTGAATGAGTGGGGAGTCGCTGGTTGCCGCTTGGCCCGCGCAGAAATCATCGAGCACTTGCAGGACGCAAGGAAGCAATACGGTTGGGTACGCTCGATCCAAGCTGCCGCTCGCGCTGCCGCCCAAGCCGCCCGCGACCTGGCTACCGGCCAGCGCCCGTGGTTAAACCCAATGGACCCCTACGGCAGCTTGGTGGATGAAGCAATCCGTCGCGCCGAATTACCGATCACCGACCACCGATCACCGATGACAGCCACCCATGACCTGCCACCACTGCCGCAAGAGGCGTAACCGGAGGAAGCGCCCGATGACCGCCAACGCGACGATTACGGATCCGACTCAGACCTTTGAGCGGGTCTACTGCCTGAACCTGGACCGCCGCCCCGATCGCTGGCGGCGATTCGCGGAGGGGCTCCCAGCGGATTGGCCTTTCCCGCAACCGGTCCGCGTCCGGGCGATCGACGGCAAGCTCGTCAAGCATCCCGACTACTGGACCGCCGGCGGCGGGGCCTGGGGTTGTTACTTGTCTCACCTGCGGCTGATCGAGACCTGTCTCAACGAAGGTGTCCGATCCGTCTTGCTGTTGGAAGACGACGCCCTGTTTCCGCCCGATTTCACCGCCCGCGTGACCGACTGGCTGCGCCACGTGCCTGCCGGCTGGCAGATGCTCTACCTGGGCGGGCAACATTTGTTCGCCAAGGCCCACCCACCGAAGCAACTCGCGCCGCAGTTGTGGCAGCCGTACAACGTGAACCGGACCCACGCCTGGGCGCTGCAGGGTGGCATGCTGCAGATCGTCTATCAGCATCTCATGCGCCGCGACTGGTACCGGGCCAACCACATCGACCACCATCTCGGCCGGCTGCATCAACAGCGCAAGCACCGGATCTACTGCCCGCCGGAATGGCTGGTCGGCCAGGCGACCGGCAAAAGCAACATCAGCGGCCGAGATCCTCCCGATCGGTTCTGGCCGGCGGCGGTCGAGATCGCCGCAGAGCACCGCGCGACCCTGCCGCCGCCGTCCTTCGTCGCGATCGTCGGCCTGCACTCGTCTGGCAGTTCCGCCCTGTGCCAAGCCCTCTGGCACCTCGGCCTGTGGTTCGGTGACCATCGGGACCTGCAGGGCTACTGGGGCAAGGATTCGCCGGCCAAGGGCGGCGAGCACCGCGAGTTGGCCCAGATCATGGACACGGCCATGCCGCTGCCGGTCGTACAACCGCGGAAGAAACGGCAGTGGTTGTGGCGGAAGCTGAAGAAGTTCATCG